GATAAAATATCAGAATTTACTGGGAAAGAGTACACCGACTCGCAGCGTAGAACCCTTGGCCGTTTACTTGGAACAGACTCTGTATCTACCTTACTTCGTGAAGTTCGTGGTGACTCCGGTGAAGTAGTTGACGTTCTTGAAGAAATTTCAATGGATGAAGTAAATGCAGATGAAGTTTCGTCAATAATTGACAAACACTTAGCTGGCTACAATCCATTTGGAGATAATTCTGATTACCTATCTTATGATGAAATGATGGATGAATTAAGGAGATTACACGAGGATGAATAATGCAAGAAGTTGTTCAAGAACTCTCGAATGGGCAAACTGTCACTGATACCATCTATTCAATCGACGACTTTCCATTTGAAGAGGTTTGTGCAAAAATTTTATCATATCGTTATTGTGGTCATCATCAAGTCGCATATTTATCAGATTTTGGAACATTCGATATTGAAACAACAACTTACCAAATGTCAATTATTGACAATGAACCACAATACAATGCTTTCATGTATCAATGGCAATTCTGTATTGATGACAAAGTAATAATGGGAAGAACCTGGGACTCATTTCTCCAACTCCTAAAAAACCTCAGAAAATACCTCGGATTATCTCACAATCATTATTTCGTGATATATGTCCATAACTTGCCATTTGAGTTCCAGTTCTTTAGAAATTTTGTATCACTTTCCAATGTATTTGCACTTGAAAGACGAAAAGTTGTAAAATGCGTTGTAAATGATGCTTTTGAATTTAGATGCTCTTACAAGCTTTCAAATATGTCATTACAAAAGTTTGTGTCATCTACACCGAACGCTTTATATTGGAAAAAGGGTGGCGACCTTGACTATAAGAAAATCAGAACGCCATCAACACCTTTAACCAATGAAGAACTTGCATACTGTTATAATGATGTTCGTGGGCTTCGTGAAGCAATTCTCCACTTACTTCACTCCGAGAAAGATACACTCGCATCGATACCAATGACTTCAACTGGTTATGTTCGACGTGAGTTTAGAGCAGCAATAAACAAAAATCCACGTAATCATTACCTTTTCAGAGAATTACAGCTAGACCCATATGTTTATGCTCTTTTAAAAACAGCGACACGTGGTGGTAATTGCCACTGTAATCCTACTCTCTCCGGAGCGGTAGATAATCGCAATGTTTTTGAAAATGTTGGCTCATTCGATATGTCAAGCGCATATCCAGCTGTAATGACGCAATGTAAGTTTCCAATGTCGCCTTTTATCAAACGTGACAACGAATTGTCAATTATTGACAAACTTATATCATCTGGAACTCACGCCTTAATAATTGATTGTGTATTTTATAATATCTCAATCAACACGCTTGAAACAGTTCCATATATTCCAAAAGCAAAATGCACAAAGCTTTGGAATGAACGTATTGACAATGGTCGTGTACTTTCCGCAGAATTTTGTGGAATGGTTTTAACTGATATAGATTGGAAAATAATAAAATCTCAATATACTTTCAATCACGTAGACATATTTAATGTTTACTCAGCAAAATACGACTACTTGCCGCTCGAATTACGTAAAAAAGTAGTCGAGCAGTACACAAACAAGTGTACCTTGAAATATGGCGACCCATATCTATACAACAAATACAAAAACAAAATAAATGCGGACTTCGGTATGATGTTGACGGATATCTGTCGCCGGGAAATAACATTTAACGCTCTATCAAAAGAAAACCCATTTTCGCTTGAACCATGGGACATAGAGGGTTCGATGAACAGATATTATGCATCACGTAATTCTTTTTTGTCATATCAATGGGGAGTGTGGGTAACCGCGCATTGTCGAAATCGTCTACAAAGAGCGATAGATAAAGTTGGAATTGACGCATATTATTGTGACACTGACTCATTGAAATATCTTGGCAATCACGATGCAGACTTTGCACTCCTCAATGATGAAATACTTCAAGAAGCAGAAAAATGTCAATTATTGACAAGTTGTGATGTGACTAATCCAAAAACTGGCAAACTCGAGCACTATCAGCTAGGCATCTGGGAAAAAGAGAAAACATACAAAACATTCAAATCCTTAGGAGCTAAAAAATATGCTTATACGTACGAAAAAGATGAAAACCTACACATCACAGTGGCTGGACTATCAAAAACAAAGGGAGCGCAATGGCTTACTAATCACGGAGGGATGGACAAATTCAGAGTTGATACAATCATACCGGCTGGCTCTTCTGGCAGAACAGTGTCAAGCTACATTGATTACAATAAACCATATACCCTTTATTTTCAAGGAGAAAAAATTTTGACAGGATCGGCCATAGCAATATACGAAGCATCATATACATTTTCAATCAAGAATGAATACGCAGAATTGCTGGCCGATTTAGAAAGGACGGGAATATAATGGATTTCAATGCAATAATACAAGGCATAAGTACAGTAGGATTTCCAATAGCTATGTGTTTAATTTTAATGTGGTATATTAACAAAAATGCTGAGATGCATAAGACAGAAATGGATAAGATGTCAGACGCTCTTAAAAACAATACAGTCGCACTTATGCAGCTATCAGCAAAACTTGACAATATCAAATCAGAGGAGAAGTAATGTTAAAAGGTATTGATGTATCGCATCATAATAATCTTGACAGAATTTTGTCAATTATTGACAAACCAGACTTTTGCATTATTAAAGCAACCGAGGGAAAAACATACAACGACCCAAAGTTTAAGCATAACATTCAAATATGTGAAGAGCGTGATATACCTCTCGGCTTTTATCATTACGCAAGACCAGAGAATAATATCGCAAAAGTTGAATGCAGGCACTTCATTGACAGAGTTGCTCCATATATAGGCAAAGCAATATTTGCACTAGACTGGGAAGATAAAGCTTTAAACCAACCAGTTTCATGGGCGAAGGAATTTCTTGATTATTTCTATGCTCAAACCGGAGTAAGACCATTGATTTATACATCAGCATGGTACACAACAAAACTAAAGCCACTACTTGATAATAACTATGGACTTTGGGTTGCTCACTATACAGCTAAGAACGCTCCCAATATTGGAGTATATCCATTCTGGGCATTTTGGCAGTATGCATCACCAGAGCATAACTATACAGGCAAAACATGTGTATGCGATTACGACTATTTCAACGGCTCAGAGTCCGCACTTAGAGCATACATGATACCTCATTAAGGGCATTGCAGAATGTCAATAATTGACAATCTGTAAACATAAACAACAAACTATATCAAATCAAAAGGAGAACAAAACTATGGAAGAAATCAGAACAAAATCATTCGAAGCAAAGGACATGTTTAACGCAGCTACTGCTAAGCCTCTTAAGAGCGTAGCAGGCAAGACAATCACTGTTGTAGGTATCTGGGTAACAGAAAGACCAGACCTCAATGGAGAAATCCAGACAGTAGCAAATCTCAAGACAAGCGATGGATCTATCTACGGAACAATTTCCGAGACAGTTATCCGCTCAGTCACAGCACTTCCAGAGATGCTTGAGTCAGCAGGAGAGATTGCAGTAAAGGTTGAGGAGCGTCCTGGAAAGCAGGGTCGCAATTACCTTGTACTTACTCTTGCATAAGTGAGGTGACAACTATGAGTGAGAATTTCTATTTTGATATCAAAGGTCGCTCTGCAATGCCATTCCAAGTTTACATAGGCGGACGTGGTATAGGAAAGTCTTACTCGGCTTTACGTCAGTTGGCTCTTGATATACCAACCGATGAAAAATGGATTTACATGCGTCGTACCGGCAAGGAAATTGAAGCATGTTCAACCGAATTCGGTAACCCATTTAAAACCATCAATAAGGATTTCGGGACTTTAATAGTCCCGGAGTCTGGTGGTAAAGGAGCAGCTGAATACTTTTACAATGAAACTGACGAGGATAATCCCACGCTAGTTGGCTATGGAGTAGCACTCTCCACATTTGCCGGCTTGCGTTCAATGGACTTGTCAGATGTGACAGTTACAGTATTCGACGAGTTCATTCCCGAGCGACAAGTAAAACGTATTAAAGCCGAGGGTGAAGCACTCTTGAACTTTTACGAAACCGTAAACCGTAACAGAGAGCTTCAAGGTAGAGAGCCAATGAAACTTATACTACTCTCCAATGCCATCGACCTTGCAAACCCAATACTTGAAACGCTTGGCATTATTTCCGAACTTGAGAATATGATTTCTCACGGAGAACATCGCCGAACAATTCCAGAGAGAGGATTATATGTAGAACGTGTCGGTAAAGTAGGTGTAACTAACGCTAAGGAGCACACCGCTTTATATAAGTTGGCTAATGCCGACTTCACAAACGACACTCTAAATGCAGACTTCTTATCAGCAGACCTTACTACTATTAAGAAGAATGTAAATCTTAAAGAATATAAACCTCTATTCCGCTTTGGTAATTACGTGGTATTCAAATCATCGCAATCATTCCACGTTACAAAGTCAGATATAACAGTAGCAAAAGTCTTTCCCGAGTCAGCAGGCATTAAGGTGCGTACATTCTTCGCGCCAACATACCGAGTTGCAAGAGCGTATGGTAATATTACATTCGCTGATTACACAACACAAGTATTCTTTGATGACCTGTTTCAGTGGGATATTTAACATAGCTGGTTGGGGTAGGCGGAGCAGGCGCAACCAATCTCCAGAAGAGATGCCTTAGTGTGGTTCACTACATGCCTACCCTTTCCTATAAAAATTGCTTGCTAATTGTCAATTATTGACAATTTAGAAAGGAGTATAAATGAATGAGCAAACACATCCAACCGAGGAAACTATTCTTAACAAAGCCGAAGAGCAAAAAGTCAATCCAGACTCAAATGCAGAACAGACTAAGCCAGAAGAGAGTGGGAGCGCATCTGGGCAGACGAAGTCAGAACAAGTAGATTTTGCACAGATGTACGATATGCTTACAGAACGTGACAACACAATCAAAGAGCTTAAAGCAACCGTAGCAGAACTAAAGAAATCAAACACAAACTTGATGCTTAAAGTTAATGCATCGGCTTCAGCCGGTGACCCAATCAAAAATCCATACGAGAAATTCATAGACTCGATGGTAAAAAGATAAGGAGATAATAATGGATACAAATCAGATTTATGAATTAGTTAATGATGTTGCTCAGCAGACAATGGGAGAAACCGCACTTACAGCATCAGATACCGCATCTTTGGTAGCTATGGGTAATGCAATTCTTTCATCTTCAACAAACACAGAAGCTTTCATCGATACACTTGTTCAGCGTATCGGAAAAACTATGATTTCTTACCGCCCTTATAAGTCAAAGCTTGGACTCATGGCAGTATCAGATATGACAATGGGTGCAATTATGCAGAAAATCAAAGTTAAGATGCCAACAGCTGTTGAGGATGTTACAACTCAGCTTATTGACGGCCAGTCAATCGATCAGTATATCATCTCAAAGCCAAAGGCAACTCAGAAGCTTTTTGTAAAGCGCACACCATACACATTCTATATCACAATTCAGAAGAAATGGTTACGTGAAGCTTTTACATCAGAAGTTGCTATGGGCTCATTCATTTCAGCAATCTACGGCGAAGTAGAAAATGCACTTGAGCTTTCACAGGAGAACCTTGCAAGACTTTGCATGGCTAACTTCATGGCTTCAATCTCTGACTCTACAAACCGTGTTGTAAATCTCGTAACAGATTTCAACGCAGCAACTGGCTCATCAATCACAACTGCAACAGCTCTCACTAACGAAGCATTCTTGAGATATGCTCTTGGTAGAATGAATAACATTTCAAAGAAGATGCAGACAATGTCTGTACTTTACAATGATGGAACAGAAACCAGGCACACACCAGCAGCCGACCAGAGATTTGTTTCTCTTGTTGATTTCCAGACTGCACTTGAAACACAGGTACAGTGGGCAGCTTTCCACGAGCAGTATGTTGAAAAGCAGAATGGTATTGAAGTTCCATATTGGCAGTCAGCGCAGTCACCAATGAATATCAATCTTGTTATTGAGGGCGACGATCCAGAGAAGGAAGAATCAACAACTCTTAGCAACATTGTTGCTTTCATACATGATCGTGATGCTCTTGGAACTTATCGTAAAGAGGTTGAAGTTGCAACAACTCCTCTTAATGCGCGTGGTCTTTACACAAACCAGTTCTGGCATATGAACGATCTTTACTTCAATGACGTTTCTGAGAATGGTGTAATCTTTACACTTAACTAAATGTCAATTATTGACAATATAAGGAGTAGGATATGAGTGTAACAGTACAATTTAGTGTAACATCAAAAAGAGAGAATTCTACATTGATACCTGAAATGAGGGACTCAGCAGAGTGCACTTTTAAGAATGGCTGTTCAATGCTTAATCCTACTCTTTTATTGAATATAAGAACAGACACATTTCCAGATTACACTTTCTTCAAAATAGGAAATCGGTATTATAGAGTAAAAGATATTCGCTCAGTTCGCAATGACCTTTTTGAAATTGATGGGGAAGTTGACGTTCTTGCAACATACAAATCACAGATAGGATCATCCTCACAATATGTATTACGTTCAGCAGCAACTTTTGATGGTACAGTATCCGACTCATTCTATCCAACAAAAGCTTTAAAAAATTATGCACGTGTTAGTCATAGTACAAAGTTTATCTTTCCGCAAGCAGGCGCATTTGTATTTGGAATACAAGGCCTTGCCACAGGCTCAGGACAAACATTTGGTAGTACGACATACTACGTAATGGATATATATCAAGCATCAACATTTATGAATGAAGTATTTAATATTCAGAATAGTCAATATGATGCTGCATCAGTAGAATCAGAAGCCGGAATACCAGAAGAAGTTTACAAGTCAATAATCAACCCACAGCAATATATAACAAGTTGTATGTTCTTACCATTTGATGCTGAAAGCGTTGGAGGTTCACACAGCGTATCATCAATCAAACTTGGATGGTATGACATGTCCGCAAGTGCACGAATATTTGATTCCTCATTTGACGCATTACCATCAGTTGAAGACACATTTACTCTTTCAAAGCATCCTCAAAACTCACGTGGTATATACATGAATAATGCCCCATACACTGAATACATCTTATCAATAATGCCATTTGGCGATATACCACTACCAGCTGACTTATTACTAACAGAAACGCAGATACATTACAAAGTTATAGTTGATGTGCTAACTGGCCAAGGCACACTCAAAATATATGCAGGGGCTTCAGATAGCGGTCAGCTATTAGAAAGTCAAAGCGCGCAAATAGGTGTACCAATAGCTATATCCGGAGGTGTATATGATTATACTCCAAGAGATATTAAAACAAAAGCAATCGCTGGAGCTTTAATTGAAAGTGCGATAGCAGGTAAAACCGGCAGAGATGCTATATTATTCAATGGCGTTATGGACGCAGTGAAATCGCCATCAATATCCACAGCTGGTTCAAATGGGGCACTTGATTTTTTAGAGTATCCAGTAATTCTATATTCACGTTTTACTCGTGTAGTTGATGATGACAATGCGCAGCACGGCAGGCCATTATGTGCAGTACGTCAAATCAATACACTAGGCGGATATACAATATGCCTAAAACCAGAACTATCACTACCAGCAACAATAACAGAAAAAGAAGAAGTTATCAGATATATGCAAAGTGGCTTCTTTTACGAGTGAGGATAATATGGCAGAAGTTTTCTTAAACGTACACGGAAATGGATATGCCAGAACAGATGCTCTACCGCCAATGGTGCAAGGTGAACAATTTACAATAGTATTTGTACCAGATCCTGGTGAATTTCTAATGGATGTTAGGGCATATGACTCATATGATTATGCAGTTGCTTTACCGCCAGTAGTAAATAATGAGATAACAATGACATGGCAATCACGGTGGCGTAACCTTTATGTTGATATATATTTCTCAGGCTCAGAGCCGCCGGGACCGGGCCCAACAAAGAAATTTCCAATATATCTCCTTTTCTTAAGAAAAAGGAAACAGCGCAAAATTGTCAATTATTGACAAATTAAGGAGTAAACATGGGAAACACAAACAATTCAAACAAGGATTTAATTAAAGATTTAACACTTGCTTTACAGTCAGCATTTGGCAGAAAACCAAACGAAGTTTCTGGTATTGAGAATATCACAACATCATACTACTTCTCATATCTGCTTCGCCTTGTTAAAGGTATCTTTGACTTCAAAGCACCAGAGCACTGGGACACTGATTTCCTCTTAGACACTCTACTCCTTAATGGAGTGTTTGGTATCTTTGAAAATAATTCTGAACCACTTGCTCTTAACTGTCAGCCATATGGAGTTAATGTCTATTATAAGCCGACAAATTTTAATATAGCAAATCCAGTCATAGGCACTTTTTCTAAACAGATAGGAGTAGATGGAGCAATCATCTACCTCGAAGAAGAGCCAACTATGAACGCTACATTTCGCACAGTTCGCCCACTGCTAACCAAATATGCACATCAGTTAGCAGCCTGCGATAAATGTATTGACCAATCTCTCATGAACTCTGGAGTTGCTGCAATCTTCTCAGCATCATCTAAGAAAGCAGCCGAGTCATTCAGAAAGATGTACGACGAAATCTCCGAAGGGCAGCCAGCGGTATTTGTTGACGAGGAGCTTGGCCTCGCGTCCGGAACATCCCGCAACCTCCAATACACTCCGGCAAAGGACAACTACATCTGTGACCTTGTGCAAATTCAAAAGCGCAAGATAATAGAGGAATTCCTAACAGCTATCGGTGTAAACAATGCAAACACCGATAAGCGTGAACGACTCAATGCTGATGAAGTAAATTCTAATAATGACGAGTGCTACATCGCAACATCTGTATGGCGACACAATCTCAAGGAAACAACCGCACTTGCCAAGTCCCTATTCCCAGGACTTGAGTTTTCACTCACCATCAAGGATTTGTCAATTATTGACAATTCTCCATCAAAGGCAGATGCAACCGACGAGCGCGCGGAAGATAAGGATGAGGGAGGTGATGATGAATGAATTTAGTTGATATTATACAGGTATTCAATATGAATAGCGGTAATGATATTGATGATATGGAAAAGTTCTACGCCGATATTGATATTGACGAGAGGATTGATAAAAGCACTCTTGTAGGAGTATTGTTGGATGAGTGCGGTGCAATGGATGTACTGTATAGTACAACCGGGACTTTTAAATATTTCAGTGATAACTTCTTTAAGAAATATAAGTGGAATATTGAGAAGCTGTTAGATACATTAGATTTAAAGTATGACCCAATTAAGAATAAGAATGTAGAGTGGACTGAAACTACGAGTATTGAACAGAACTTGGATACAGCAGAGGAAAGCGGAGAGAACAGAAATAGGAAGAACACTGGTACGCAAAATAACAAGAAAAAGAATACAGGTACGGTAAAGAATGAATATGGTGAAAATGAAGAAAACACTATAAGTGCAATGAATAGTGGAAGTTATCAGCCGGATAATAAGAGTGAAAAAGATGGAAACAATACAAGGACAGATAATTTAGACGAGGATATTACAAGGACGGACAACTTAAATGAGGATATTACAAGTAGTAAAGATAGAAATAAGAACGAAGCATTAACTTGGGAAGAAACGGATAGGC